AATATTGACACCCAACTTATATCAGTGTTCTTAGCGATTTTGCGAACGCTTGTTTTATTGTTTTTATATATTTGAAACAGTTGTTCATCGTACCAATGCCATTTGTTAGCTTCGGTGTCTATCATTGCACATAGCTTGTCGAAGGCTTGTTTTTCTTCTATGTTACTAATATCATTCGGTAGTATCAAGACACCACCAACATCTACAAAGTGCTTTTTCTTTTTATGGTAATCTAAGGCTACTGTTTTCAATACAAAGAATACATAGCCCTTACTTACTTTTCCGTTTCTTAAAACCTTTTCAGCGTTGGCGTATTTATGAAGTTTGAGATACATATCTTGCACCACGTCTTCTGAAAAATCTTCACACCCGTATATCTTAGCAATTTTTAACCATTCTTTATGATGTCTTGATACTAAGTCTAACCATTCTCCTCTTCTGTGTTCCATAGAATTGTAATTGTTAAAATTGCCAAACAAAATTGTACGGTGTGAGCGTCAAAATCTTCGTGTTCGTCTTTATTATATAAAGCCCCAACCATGAAACCTTTTATAAGCGTTATTATAATAGTAGACCCCGAATAAACCGCGTAAATTAACGAAGCTAAAATAGTTAATAGTGTTATATATATCATAATTTTAATGTATTAATTTATATGGGTCTATGTCGTTTTCCTCTAAAATGTCTGCAATATCCATAAATATTTTGTCGATAGCATCCTCGTATGTTTCCCCGTGTTTAGGGGTGCGGTGTTTTTCATACGTTCGTCTTAAATTCATTTGTATTCCCCACAAAGCATTTGCCATATCTTCAGCTTTCATAAATAGTTTGTGTCTATCAACGTCGTCTGGATTGTCTAAATCAAACTCTATTATTGCTCTCATATTATTGTTGTAAATATTTAAGTTCACGTTCTAGATATTCTATTGCTTTTAGAATGTCGTTTATTTCGCTTTGTTTTTTTCCACTTCTACAGACGTATTTTATAACGTTTCCTTTATTGAAATTAAGTCCGTACATTTTACATACGTCTATCACATCTAAAGAGGTGTTTGTAATATAATGGCTTGGCGTGTTATTATCTTTCATTTACAAAGTCATCATTTCATTTATTGCCGTGTGCCCTCCTATTACAATTCCACAGCCTATCGCTGGTTTCTTTCCGCGTTTTGCGTACGCCATTGCGTAGCTATCGTGATTGATTCCGCAACCTACTTGCATACCGAAAACTCTAAAGCTCTGCCCTACAAACCATTCCGTATAACATTGAGTATGTAAATGCCCTTGAACAGTTGATTGCATATCAGCTTTGCATTTAGCTTTAGCTGTTCCACCCTCGCCATGAATGTATTGCACGCCATCATATACAACCCTATCTGTAAAGTTCCATTTAGGCACTTCTAAGACATCTTTATATTCTTTAATCCACTTACTAGGGACTGCGCTTGATTGTGCCTTACGCATTATGATACGGTCATGGTTGCCTATTGTTACATCTGCGTATGGAAATGCTTTATACCATTCAGATAGTTTATCTATTGATAAATCTAACTCAGCACCTCCACCCATTCCATCGGCATCGCTCTCGTGGTAACTACTAAAGTGATTATCTATAACATCGCCTATAAATACCACTTGGTTACAATTATGTTTTTTGTATGTTTCCTTGCAGAATTTTAAGTACCCTTCTAAACAAAATGGCTCGTGTAAATCTCCAATAACTAATATTCTGCTTTCTTTTTTTACTAAATTATCGTATGCTTTTTTGACATTTCCTTTTAATCTTGGTCTAAAGTCTTTCATTTCTTTTTCTTTTTTTTAGTTTCTAAAGATATTAGCCTTTCATTGACTGCCGCATTCGTTAAATATAATTGAGTCACTACATTTTCTAGCCTTGCAATACGTTGTTCTTGATTGTATTTTTTCGCTCTCATAATTAAAAAGGTAATAGTTTTAAGATAGGTATAAACTTACGAAAAGTAAACACTAATAACAAAGAAGTTATTAACAGTGAATAATAGCACCATTTAGGGATTCGGTATTTAATTATAACTTCTTTACTCGTTTTAACTTTAGACCGATATTCTTCTATTCTCACATCTACAATGCTATCAATATTTTGCTCTAAAACAATAGTGTTGTTTACAGTCTTTATAACTGTCCGCACCTTGTCGTTTATTATAACGTGATTAAACGGTATTAAGTTACCTAAACTATCACACGGTTTATCTATGTAAACTGAATTTATAGCTGGCAAAGCTATGCGGACAATCTCTTTTTTGTAAATAGTATCTGTTGAATGTGTTTCAATATATACTTTCTTTGCTGCGCAACCTGTAAAAATGTGCAGTATCAATATAATAATTATGTTTTTCATGGCTGTTTGTAGTGGTAGGTTTTTTGTATGTCTTTGCCTCTTTTCATTAGAACCACTTTGTACGGCTCTATTGGAGATACTGATATTATCTCTTTTTCTGTTTGTTTGCCTATTAGTAACCCTATCAGCGAACAAAAGATAGCTACTAGCGTTATTATTATTTTTGTCGTGTTTTTCATATTTGTTTTTAGTATATTAATGTTCTTTCGTTCTCTTCAGCTACTCCAGTTTTCCAAGACCAACTATCAATAATTAAATGTATCTTTTCTTCTACTTCTTTTCGTCTTTTAACTGGTATTGATTTAACCAGCTTGTAAAGTTCGTCTTTTAGTTCAGTTTTTTTAGGCGGGTACAATGATTCAAAAACCTCTTTCAAGTAAGGCTCATAATTCATATACATTTCAGCCTTAGATACAGCCACAAAGACCGAAGACCTGTTTATATTAAGACCATTTTCAGCAAACAACTTGGCTATTTCATAGTCTTTCATTCCAAACTTCCTACGTAGTATGTAGAAAACCAAAGAACGCACTTCTACAGTCCTTCTACGTCTTGTTTTTTCGTAAACATCTACTTTAGTTTTTTCTATTATAAACTGTATAACTTCTTCTATATTATATACCATTGTCGATTGTTTGTATTAAATATCTTAGTTCGCTTCTTTCAAATTTGCCCTCAAAGACATTCTTGTACGTTTTGATTGTTAGGTAATAATAATTTTTATTTGATAAACTATCTTTCTCGTACAATTTATCTAATTTTACATCTACATTCATTTTATTTCAAGTTTTATATTATTAATTAATTTGGTCAGCAGCTCACTAAAGTCTGTAAACTTATAAGTACTTATATTTTTATGCTTTAATACGTTACTCATTTCGTGCGTCTTCAACATAGATATCACTTGCTCCTTTCTATAACCTTTGTTGAGGCTCATTCTTAAAGAGCTTACAATCTCTTCTAATGGCAATGCTTTACCTTTATATATCTCGTTCTTTAGCATGAGCTCATAAATATTTGCATAGATTAGCGACTCGATAATAGTTGTTTTCCCGTTGTCATACAAAGAAGACTCTAAACAGTTAACTGTATCAATAGTAGTGTTAATCAACTCAGTATCTTTTGCTCTATTTTTAGAGAATTGCAAGTTGTACTTCATTTTATCAATAGCTTTCTTTTGATTATCTACAATTTGATACGGTCTTAAATCCATTTTGCTTGGTGTTTTTCTACCAAAATTATTAAATCGGCTCTTCTATATGTTTTTTTATTTCCAGTTTTCAGATTCTTTACGGTGTCTATTGCATTAAACACCCCGTCCTCTCCAAAACTTGTTCCTACGACTTCAAATATAGTGTTTTTTATTTTAAACTTAGTACTTTTTAAAGTTAATTCTTTCATTTTGTTTGTTTTACATTATTAAAGGTAAGCCGTTATTGTCAATCATAAATTTAAAGCTATCAATTCCAAAGCTACGAGTATAATGAAAGTCTACATTTACAAGCCTTTCGTCAGTTTCATGTTTTGTTAAATAACAAACTGTCTCGGATTTTTTCAAAATAGCACTTCCTAGATGCCCAGTAGGTTTAAAAGTTCCAAAATTATTGTGTAATATTCCTGTCAAATGCGCCTTAGATATTTCTGTCCATTTCAACAGTTTTTGTGTCAAATCGTTTGCAGCTTCTAAATCGTTTACATCTTTAACTAAGTCAGCAAATCCATCAATAGAAATCAATCCAATGTTTTTACGATAATCTGATTCTAATATACACCACTCAATAAATTGGCAACGCTCTTTCCAGTTATATTTTCTAAGATAAAAAGGTTTGTAAAATTCGTAATTTTTACCAACTAACTTTCCGACTCTTTGGAATACATTTTGTGAATGCCATTGCCCTTGCTCAGTATCAAAATCAAGTATAAACATATCTTTATTCCTTTCTGTTTTTATATTAGGCGCGTATTTCGATGTTTGCCCTCCAATAAAAGACGCTACTATTAACGACTTAAAAAATGTCTTTTTAGATTTTGAAGCACCTACAACGCAACTAAAGTTTCCAAAAGTTCCAAACGGAATAGCGTATGTATTATTCCCTAAAGTAGCTTGCCCGATACTTATAGCTACTGGCGGATATTCTAGTTTCTTTGTGACGTTGATAAAACTTTCCTTCGCCATAGCTCTAAAGTCTATCGTGTCTGTAATGTTTATTTTTTCAATCACAAGAATAAATTTATTTTTGGTTTTGTATCTATGTCTTTTTTTAGCCAATTTCCAGCGGTTAAATATAGACTCTTATATTTTTTGTTTTGTGCAAAGTTACAAATATTATCTAAAACCGCATCTATTTGCACTTGAGAATATTTTACCTTTAGTTTTTCGTTGTCTTTTACCGTTAGTGTCAAGTGGTCGAACTCTCTGTAAATTGGCTCTTTTATTTGTTTTGTTTTAGGCTTCACTTCTTGCACTTCTTTTGTTTTTGACCACCTTACATTTGCGCTATCCCTTGCTTTCTTACTTTTACTATCCCTTGCTTTAAGACGCTCTGTAATGGTTTTACTACTAAAGTGATTGTTTTGTATTTCAAACAAATCAAAGTTGTTTAAAACGCTTCTTATTACGCTTATGTCGGATTGTAAGTCATATTGTAAAGCCTCGTAATCTAAAGGTAAAGAATTATTGTTATTGTAAAGGTTTTCAACCAGCATCCAATATACCCCGTAACCACAGCTACCCTGTTTTTGTAGCAGTCTTTTTATCTTGAAGTCTGAACGTGTGTTATAATCGTGGCTAAAGTAGAACGTGTTCATTGTTTTAAGGATTTAATGTAACTATCAAATGATTGTATTTCTTCATTTGTAAATCTACTACCTTTTTTATGAAATTCCCAATTATCCAAAAGAACACCTTTCCCGTTTATGTAAAACCCGTTTTCTATCTTCTTTGCTGCTGTTATATTTATAGCCATTATTCCTGCAATATTAAGTTAGAAATCACTCTTTTGTAATCACTTGGACAATCCTTGTCGGACAGCTCCAATATAAAGGATTGTAGTTCTGTTTTTCTTGTTTCTAGTTCAGCTACTCTATTTTGAAGTGCTGTAATTCTGTGTCGTTGGAATTCTATTAATTCGTTCATAATTTCTAGTTTTAATTTAGTGTTTCGATTGTTAATAATTCTAATTCAATTAATCCGTTATCTCCCCAGAACTCGATTGAGTCATTAGCAATAACTACTTTTCCGCCTTCCCAAAATTCAATATCGTTGTATAAGTGGCTGTGCTCTCTCTGTAGCCACTCAGCTAATTTAATTTCTAGGTTAAACTCTTCTATTGGGTTGCCACTAGTGTCGACATCTACGTTTAAAAATAACCCTTTACTAGTGTTGGCAAATAATGTTTTCATAATTTCTAAATTTTTAACGGGGTTTTTACGCCCCTTGATTAATTAGTTATTTCTTTTATTTAGTTCAATACAAACGTAGTGCATAATATAATTATTCACTGTTGTATAACATTTATTAAGTTCTTTTTCGAGTTCGTTTCGCATTTCTAATAATACGGGTGTCGTTTGTTTTTTAATATGTAATTCTGTTTTAATTTGAAAAGTTGTCATAATTTCTATGTTTTAAGTTTAATTATACATCAAAGATACAACAACTATTTATTAAAAAGCGTTAAAGAAACGTTACAGTTTTGTTAAAGTTTCAAATAACAATTTTT